AGGATCTATCCACACCGTGCAGGCCCCAAGATCCGAGTCATACTCCAGCCCCACGGATATGATGGCTGTATCGGTCTCGGGGTTAGCTAAGGACATCCTCACAAATGTCCAGGTATCTGCCGACAGGGCAGGGATGTCCAGACTCTCACGGTCATTTCCATCCGCCGTGACCGTGCCATTATCAAGGTGTAGCTTCAGGTTCCCTGAGCTGGTGGCAACCGTGCTCTTCACCCACATCTCAATGGTGTCGTACCCGGAGATGTCCTTGCTGGTGATGCTGTCCGTCACAAAGTCGCCAGCCGAAGCACCAGTGGCTATGACCAGCTTCAGCGACTGTGTGCCCTGTTTCCTGTCCTTGGTGTCCAGTGACTGGGTGAAGTCGCCGTCAGTTGTCTCGTCAAAGGTGGACGCTGCCGCGTGGATGCGCGTGGAACTCACCTTGGCCCGGTACTCTATCTTGGAGATCATGGAGATGCCAGAAGGGATATCGAACCTCATCTGCTTCCCATCCCCATGAAGCGCAATGCTCTCTATCGGGTCATAGACCCAGCCAGTCGCCGCAAGGATGGACTGGTTGATAAAGTCGTCAATAACATCCGGGCTATAGGCATCTTCCCAGAGTTCATACGACTCAGAGGCCGTGGCAGATGTAGCTGCCGGTGCGAATGTATGCGTCGTGATATTGCTGGATATAGAAGAATCGGTGACTCTCCGGGTCAGCCCGTCGTTGTCACCGCTTGTGAACCGTATCCACTTCCCTATCTTGGTATCTGCGCCACCAAGGACAAGGGTATTATCCAGTAGCGTTGTGGTGCTGCCACTGCTTGAGGCAGCAGACACATAGATTCCTCCGAGGGCATAGCCTATATGCTGTCGTAATTGCTCACGAGTCCGCCCCTGTATTGCTGGCATTGTTGTTCCTCATAAATATCAATTTAGCGCCGACGAACTGGAGCCCTTGGAGCAGCCCTTCGTGCAGGAGTACGCACAGGAGTACGCACAGGAGCCGCAGCCCTTCTCCCCCTTGCTGGAGCCGCACCCCGCACCGGCCTTGGTGGCCCACCCGGTGCCGCGCGCCTAGGCATAGGCCCAGGACCCGGCATTGGACGTCGCATCGGCATCGGCCCACCAGGGCCTGGCCCACCAGGGCCTGGCCCACCAGGGCCGCCATTCCCGCCAGCCAAGACTCGTTGAGCCTCCTGTGGGGTGAGCGTCGCCATAATGCCCTGGAGAGTAGGCATGACTATTTTAAGTGCCGCTGCAAAAATAGGGTCTGCTCCCGGTCCGCCCGGTCCACCAAGCCCAGGAGGCCCGAGTGGTGGCCCAGGTGGAGGTCCAGGAGGGGGTCCAGGAGGTCTCATTCCGCCAGGTGGCATCATTACCATGATTTAGTACCCTCCCTTTTTCTTTTTCTTCTGGGTCATCTTTTTGCCTGCTTGTTTAGCGTAACGCTTGGCAGCGGCAGTGCCTGCCGCCGTATAAGGGAATTTCTTGCCGCCAACTGTTGGCATAGCTATCCCTCCTTCTTAGACTTACCGTTCTGTGCCAGCTCCAGTTCCGCAATCAACCTGGATACCTCGAGGTCCTGTTCTCTGACCTTACGCATCAGCGCTTGGTTCTGGACCTGCATCGCCATCATGGGGTTAGATTGCAGGACTGCCTGGATATCCTCAGTAGTGACGCTTAATGGCATATCTGTTTGTTTTTCCATTTCCTATTCCCTAGAAATAAATCTTATTGGATGTGCTCTCCCTGCGCTTTGTGCGGTTCTTCAGAAACTCGTTCAGGGCTTTACCTATCTGCTTGCGTTCATCCTCCGTGGGAGGCCGCTTGGTATACTTCTTACGCACCTCAGCCACAAAGTTCTCCGTAGCATAGCCCATCATGTCCTCTATCTCTGACTGGGAGGTGTCGCCATCGGCAAGCACACTGATGACCTGCTTATGCACCTTCCCAAAGCGGTCCTTAGCCTCCACCCGCATCTGGTGAGATACGACGTGACTGCCTGTTTCCGCATTCCGTCCGGCGGGGATTATACCGTTATAGGTGATCCCCGCCGGAGTCCACAGCTCAGTTGCCATGTTCCCTATTCCTAGTTGCGTATAGCCAGCATCACGATCTGGTTGTCAGTATCCACGGACGGGACGCCCATGGCATGGCCTATGGGCTGCCTATCCTCTTCCGAGGAAGCGTCCCACAGGTCGAATGCGCCAGACTCGCCTGATGCTTGGCTAACGCCGACAGCATCACCGACAACAGCAACCGCTGCCCCTGACAGTACCGAGGCAATGCCTGCTGTCTGAAGCCAGCAGTAGTAGCTTGCCGTGACCGGGATGACCGTTACCCCTAGTGGGCCAGTTGTCTGCGTCCCGTCACCGTCAATGATCTTAACGTCTGTATATGGATTGTATGCAAGACCAAATAGGGATGATGTGGTTAACGCAGTTTTCAGTCCGTCCGGCTCGTCAATGGTTATCGAAAGACCAGTCGCACCTGATACTAAGGTATTAGACTTGATCCGATAGACCTCACCCTGTGCCGGGCCGTCGTTGAAGAGAACGTACCCGTCAGCGTACTGGTTCTTCGTCGTCGTCAGGGATGTCCCACTGGTAAATGTGGCCTTCCCTGCGGCTGTGGCGGCGGCTGCAACGTCCATGTCGTGCGCTGCCACGGCTGCGATGCCGTCCACTATCTTCCCTGCGGGTGTGATTGCCGTCGAACTGCACTTGGCATAGTAGAACACTCTGCCGTCAGGGGTGACAGCCCGCGTCCCGAGCTTCTGCTTCTGAGCAGAAGTCTCCGTCTTCTCCATGCCATAGCCTAGATAAACCGTCGTTGGAAACGCCATAACAAACCTCCTTGTACTACGGGCTCAAAGTCCCGCGATTAGCCGTTATTAAATTGTTCACTAGGCACGGCCAATCGTTACACCTAGCTTTGCTGAAACCAAGGCCCTGTTCGCCTTTTCCCTCTTCTTGGGGACCTGTCCTCTTCCACTACCTTCTCCACCACCTGCTCTGCGGAAGGTGCTATGGGCTGGGATGCAGGTTTCCTCTCCGCACACCACCGACACGTACAGGCATCCCCAGGAGGCCAGGGGTATAGCCCCTGCCTCCCTTTGCGGCTCACGTAGTCAGGATTCCCCGGAAGGTTGTCGAGTCTTGTCCCAACATCACTAACGAGATCCCCGCTTGGAGATACCATAGCTCGGTGTCTATACAGGGATACCTTGGGTTGCCACTCATCAATGTAGTCCCAATGGTAGCCCTGGCCTACCAAATCCTTACGCAACTCAGTGCGTTCCTTAGTAGTTATCGCCATTTCCTACTCCTCTACTTAGGAGGTTGTTGGTGTACTAGCATCCAGCGTGAGGGCGACACCCTTGCTGTCATCCAGCTCAAAGACGCCGTAATCAGCCGTCATAACGACCTCAAAGGCCCGGAGGGAAGCATCCCTCTGGCGCTCTGTCCGTGTATCTACGCTCTTCAGAACGGCAAGGGCCGTCTTGTCGCAGCAGACACCAATAGCGTCATCACTGGAGTCGATGGTGATGTTGCCGTCCTCAAAGATCGGCACACCGTTGATGGGGCGAAGGCCGCTGAAGAAGTTCCCCAGCAGGTCCTCTGACCATCCGTGCGGCACTGGGTAGGTTGAGGATGCCGTCACCGCAGTGTTGGCAATGTCCCACACCGCAAACGGGTGCTGGACGATGTAGACCTGTGACCCGAACCTGTTGCCCTTTGCATAGGCAACGGTTGCGGACACGTTGGCGAGGCTCATGCTCCGGCCAGCAGCACCAATGTCGGTGCCGAAACCGGAGTACAGCGCCGTCATGTCGGTGTCCTTCTTCCGTGCCATGCCATCGCCAAGCTGACGGCCTATTATGCTGAACACATTCTCGGCACTCTGCCGTGCCAGCTTATCGGTGATGATGATCTTGGCTCCGACCTCAGCCGCTGTGAGATCGATGGTTGTCATCCCGATGTCTTCCTCGTCCACAATATCCTGACCATCAACCAGGTCGGACATACTCATTTGCCCTACCTTCGGGACGGTGACCTGCTTGGAACCCTTGGGCAGTACAAACTGCTCCGCAAGTGCCATAGCCGGAGCATTATGCTCCTCCGTGTATCGCGATGTCGCGACAATGATTCTCTGGGCATTCTCTAGACTCCCAGTAGTCGCCGCTTGTGGCATAGTATGCCTCCTTTATGACCCTAACGCTAGTCTTCTCGCCGCCCGGACCGCCGCTTCAGACCTGTCCCCATTATTGTACGCATCCAGGAGACGATTGTCATTCGACGACGCTTCCGCTGCACCTTGGCTGTTATCAAAAGCCTGTGGTGCTACTCGACCCTGCTTTAACCTGGCATTCTCTGACCGAAGAGCCCGGTCATTCTTCATCCTCTGGGCTTCTTTCTCCATTTCCGCCGGGCTGTTCGTCTGCTGAAGAGCCATGAGGTTC